TGGCTTCCGAGTTCAAATCGGTACTTGAGACCCTTGTCATCGACTTCCAGTTCCAAGCCGCGACCCACGCGGGCCAGTGGCATATTCCAGTCGTGATTGAACAGGGCGACAGTGTTAGTCATGTCAGCACCGTCAAAAGCACCACGTGCAATTCGCTCGGCAAACCGTCCGCCAATAACGGTCTCGTCTTCAAATCGAGCGGCATATCCCTCCACGACTACGTTCCCGTCCTTTTCAGAACGGATCTCAAAGTCGGAGTTCAGTGACCTCTTTTCTAAGTTTTCCATTATTGGTTTTCTATTTTGTTTATAGTCTTTTCACACCAGGATTTCATGCTGTCGCCGCCCCAGGCAGCGTACATGATTGATCCGCAAATATCCTTACCTTTAGCGTCAGTGAACTTGCCTTGATCGTAAGTCTTGGCTCGTGACAAAAACGAAAAAGTACGCTTCACTGTGGACGCCGAGAGCTTCTGCCCCGACGACAACTGCTTGGCTCTAGTCCAGCCGACGCTGGTTCCGCAGCTCGTACCTTTCTCTTCCTTGTGTTTCAAGGCGGCTTTGGCGCGGTTTTTAGCGGCCTGTGGATATCCTCCGTAGGTCGCCATTATGCTAAGTCACTGATTACTGAGGCTGCGATAGCCGCTGTTAGTGCAGCAGCGTTTGCTGCGGCATCGTATCCATAAGTGATCTGCCAGACGCCTTTTCCTACACGCTGTTGCCACGGGGATGTGTCCTCTGCCGCGCCGTCTTCCGCAGTCACTAAATCACCGACAACCCCAGTCAAAACTGCGATAGCAGCAGAGTCATAGAGCTTCATCGCCGTGGCCAACTCCTTCACCATAACGAGCTGTTCTGCTGCGTCTGGATCAGAAGCGCCCTGGAAATAAGCCTGGTGAGTCGTGGATAATTGTATCTTTGTGCCATCGGTACCCACAGCGGCTGTGGATCCCTTCGTTCGCACGTTGTTTACTTCAAAGTAGTGTGTGGGCATGTTATTCGTTATTTTCCTCTTCTAGGTTCATTTTCGCTTGGTTATCAACCCCGTCAGAACTCTGTTCATCCCCTTTAGAAACCACAGCGCTAGCGTAGTCAGACATAGAAGAAAGCGGTATTTGATTAAGTTGTATGTGGTGGTTGTCACCGCCTTGAACAGGCGCCAACCCTTCCTTAGACCTGACCTCATTGATCGATAGGACTCCATCAGATAAGAGGGAGTGATAGTAGCTGGACCGGGAAGTGGAGTCTGCTCGCAGCATGGAGTCGATGTCGAACCGACAGGAAAGGCTGTTGTCTTTTCGTAGCACTTTCCTTTCGATTTCAAGTTCGATTCGGCGCACCCACGGCAGGATTGTCCCCTGGAAGAATTGTAGTGTTTGCTGTTCATAGTTATCGTAAGATGAGTTTCCCTCCATGCCTATAATAGCAGGTGGCACCTGGAAGAACCTTGCGATCTCTTCCGCTGTGTGCTTCTTGACTTCTACAAACTGTAGCTGCTCCAAAGGCACAGAGAGCGGCTGGTAAGCAAAGCCACCCCCCAAGATAGCAACCTTGTGAGCATTCTTCTTGCCCATAAACTCCTGCTTCCAGCGCTCACTGGCCTCCCTCATCTGCTCAATTGTGAGTGGCTCCTTCGTCGTGAGGATACCACCGAGCATCCCGCCGTTCTCAAAGAACGTGCTGCCGAAATTCTGGATCGACTTGGCGGTGTTGAGGTTTTGGATCTGTATGTTAGTTGGGTTCTTGCCCCGAAAAGCCTTGATCTCCAGGATTTGCTCCTGTGGGATTGGGCTAGGCGAACCCGTGTATGTGTACCAGCGGCTGCCGTCAGGCTCTACCTTCGACTGAACCTCCGTGGCAGGAAGCCAGTAGATTTCATCATCGAGGAGCAAGGCTGTGCCAATGCCATAGAGCAACGCATCGCTGACAATCATCTGCCAGAACTCATATGCACCCATCATGGGGTTTGGTTCGACAGCCATCATGCGGCTCACCGGGTGTGAAGGCATGGGACGACGAATACCGTCTTTGTCTACCTTTTCTACCGTAACAGCCATAGACGCGATCGTGTCTGAGATCTTGCTTACGCAAGCGTAGACAGCAGAGAGGGTTAGTGTGTCAACCCCAGAGTTTAAGGTGGTGTCACTAACAATAGTGCTCAACCACCCCGTATGGGCCTGGGTNGGAAANACNGGAGCAGCAGCTCGCTCTTCCTTGTTCAGTCCTAAAATACGTTGAAAGAGGTTGCGTTCCCTGGCCATTGGCGCGAATATAAGACAGAGGTCGTGGCACTAGAAGAATTTATAGACTACATTCCTACGACCGACATGAAAAACTCAAAGTCTGGCGCGACCTCCTCCTCCTCGAAGGTAAGCATTTCACCTATAGCCATGATCGCTGATACAACTCCGTCGATCTTGTCTCCTGACTTTGATTTGTCTACTTTTATGTTGCCGCTAGGGTCTAGTTTAAGAAAAACGTTGCCCATCATCCATCGCAAAACCTCATCACCGCCATGATGCAACTTTCCTTCCAAGGCTAGCTTCTCATAAAACTTTGACGGAAATGACATCGAGGCATACCCCTGGCCGAACGGGTCGCAAGGCACGCCATCGCCCTCCAGGTCCCTGATCAAGCTTAACGAGTTCCAGCGGTCATAAGCCACGCCCTTTATGTTGTACTTTTCGGAGAGGTTGTCTGGATCATACTGAACCTTGCCATCCATCACGTAGTGGCCACCAAGCATCCTACGGATTACGTTGTAATCGGTCACGTTGCCCTTTGTTACAAAAACGTTGTCGTAAGTTTCTATATTAGCGTAAACGTGAGCTTCGTCTTTTTCAAGGCGACGCTGGACAGCCCTTTCTGGTAGAAAGTAGTAATTTTTTATCTGTATACCCTTATCTACGTCTCCAACAGCAACTGTAAATGCCGTGATGTCGTCCGTCGCAGCCAAATCAAGCCCTATGTAAGCGTCTAGCTTTTCCGATGAGGTGTCGATCGGCATTGACACGTTCGAGTCACACATCCAGAGATCGTCCTCGATCCAAATATCTTGCGCTCCAACGAAAAGGTTACAGTGCTTCACCATAAACTCTGTGATCGTCCTTCCTCCGTAAAGCTTGGCGTTTTTGCACTGTTTTTCCAGGTATTCCATCCTTATGGACGCTCCTAGTCCAGGGTTAGCCTTTTTCCAAGCTTCTGGATCGTCCCATTCGTCCCCATCGTCCTTGTCTATCTCGTAGCAAAGGAAAAGGAGGTTATCGTTGTCTACCGATCCGTCAAGCACTTTCTTTCCACCCTTAACGAACTCGGTCGCCACTCCGTCGAGCACGAACCCGGCAGTCGAGATAGCCAACATAAGAGGAGATTTACGTGAACCCATGGACGAAGCAAGTACTCTGTAAAGTTCTCCGTCCTTCATGGCGTGCATTTCGTCTACGCAACCAATGTTTAGGCTCAATCCGTCAAGCGTGTTTGCGTCAGATGAGATTGGCTTTATTATGCAATCTTTCGGGCCGTGTATTTCTTGCCTGTTCGCGGTAAACCTTTTGGCCAGCGCGGGAGATTTTTTGACACATCGGCGTATCTCGTCAAACACCTCTTTCGCTTGGTCTCGCTTAGTAGCTGCTGTAACAAATTGCCCTGCACCATCATCGTCCAGGACGGACATAGCCAGTATTATTGCCGCCGCAAGCTGTGATTTACCTGATTTACGAGCCACAAAGAAGTGAGCAGTGGTAAAACGACGCTTTTTTACGTCGTCTTTATGCACCCAGCCGAATAACTGGCCGATAAAAGCAACCTGCCAGTCAGAGAGAATAAACTTCTTTCCAGCCCACTCACCTCTCGTGTGGACACAAACAGTCTCTATGAACGTGATGTACTTAGCAGCAACTTCTACGTCAAATACCCAAGGAAAATCATCGTCACCGACCCTTTCTAGATCATTTGTGAACCTTTCGTAGGCTTTTACGATGTATTTACCAGCCACAACGGAACCGTCGAGCACTCCCTCGACATAGTCCCACATGCGGTTAAGCCTTTCTGTATTAGACAAGGTCGTCAATTTCGTCTCCCTCAGACCGCTTGCTGTTTGCTGCTGCGGCATTGACTGCGGCACCCATCATGCGAGCGCGGTCCATGGGAGAAAGACCTAATTTGGCGGATAGTTTACTCACTTCGCCCTGAACTTTAGATAAAGCCGTCATCTTTCCACTCACATTCGACGATCCGTTCTCGTAAACCTGAACCATGTCGTCAATCGTTTGTATTTCACGTGACAACATAACAAACATTGAAAGGTTCTTTGCCAACATCGTGATCGTGACTACGTCCACGCTTTCCAGCAGTCCAGTTTCATCTAGGTAATCTAAAACCATGCCGAACATACGCTCTCCTTCGTGGTCCAGGCTTACGATTGGCTTAAGATCGGAGAGTTTTTTAGCGTCCGAACGCACAACTTTAGCCACCTCTTCCTTAGCGGGAGAAGTAGACTCTCTCATTTTTTGTAGAAGCGTGCTTTTGTTAGCCATTGTTAAATATTTTCTTCAGGGAACCAACCATTCTCAACCATATATTCCTGCGTTCGAATCGTTGTATCGCTCGGCACGATATGCCCGAACGGGAACTTCTGATTCACTTGCACGTAACTGCTGAGGCTGTACCGCTCATCATTCGAAAGCTCAGGGAAGCACGCAACGAGGCGTTCGAGCGTTGCCGCTGGGTGAACGTTTATAAGATACTCGGTGTTCACTTGCAAAGCGTTCTGTACTCCGTCAGGGTGTACCACTATACCGAACACGGCNNAATCNACTTCCCACTCTGCTTGTATGAGAACGGGTCGAGAGATGTTATAAAGCTCGCGGGTTATTTGCTTTGCCCGTGCTTCGCTTGTTTGCGTGGGCGTTGGTAGTACTATGATAAATCCGTTCATTTTAAAAAATCGAATAGAAGGTGTTCACGTTGGTTTCAATTCCTGTGCGGTTGTCGGATTGGTCAGAATTCCAAGCAATAATTTCTTGAAGTTTTCCGTTAAATTCGAATATAAACGAATAGGATGAGCTGATAGAATTGTATGAGCCTGATGCATAACCCGTAGCCGTACCCGTCATTAAAGTACTGTTTAAATATGCGTTGTGCGCTCTCGCTCCCGCCGTTAAATCGTAACTGTGAGAAATTAAGTTTTGATTTTGAGTCATTACGGCACTACTGCTTTGAGAGCTTGGGCTATCTGCCGAGTTATAATCTTGCACCACAATTTCGTTTGTACCGCCCCTAGTGGTAAGCGAGGCGATGTTGTTATACGTGCCGCCTGGTTTATACATAAAATCATAAGGTTGCCTGATGTTTGTTGTGGCTCCTTTGGATAAAACTGTACTAATGTATTTTTTTGGGTTTGCAGAAACAGCATCCAAAAATTGAGGTGGTATTAACTTGTCACCCGTTCCATCAAAATCTACCGCAGGCTTCCCGTTCTCCGTCACCACGCCCGTAGTCCCGTCGTAAATCTTTGGCATTCGCGCGGTGTCCGTTTGCGTGGCGTCGTTGCTTCCTGCCTGTGAATACCACTTCGATACATAACCCGAATTCGACCCACAGTGCGCTGCCAGTGCAACCGTATCCAACTCACCGAATACGTTCGCGCCTATATCGGCGTAACTGCTCCCGTTGTACACCTCAACCAAAGCCCCTGTATACGTCGAGTCCAAAAGCCGCAAGGAATACGCGGCTGCGGCTCCCGTGTACGTGTCGAGCAGTGGCGTGTTTTGGGTGAAGTAGTCGCCAACGTTTTCTTCGATGTCAGCGCGTTCGTTTGTGC